GTAGAATTTAGGACCAGGACAACCTTAGGCGGATTGGGTGAAGGGTTTGACTTATTAGTTATTGATGAAGCCCAAGAGTATACCACCGACCAAGAATCAGCCCTCAAATATACAGTTACTGACAGTAGAAATCCTCAAACAATATTCTGTGGAACTCCACCGACTCCGTTATCATCAGGTACCGTATTTGTCAATTTTAGAAATAATACTTTAAGTGGCAAAGGAGAAAATGCTGGATGGGCTGAATGGGGTATAGAAGATGAAGTAAATGACATTAGAGATGTAGAGCTGTGGTATCGCTGCAACCCTTCTTTAGGTACAATTTTTACAGAGCGTTCAGTCCGAGACGAAATTGGCGAAGATGAAATAGATTTTATGATTCAAAGGTTAGGCCTTTGGATTCGCTACAACCAAAAGTCAGCAATCTCTGAAAACGAGTGGAGAGAGTTAAAAATTAAAGACTTGCCGAAGTTTGAGGGGCAATTATTTGTCGGCATCAAATACGGAAGCGATGGTGCAAATGTATCAATGAGCGTAGCGGTACGAACAACAGATAAAAAGATATTTATTGAGGCGATTGACTGTCAATCGGTCCGAAACGGTAACAGCTGGATAATTAGTTTTCTGAAAAAAGCTGATGTTGCAAGTGTAGTGATAGATGGAGCAAGTGGTCAAAACATCTTAGCAAAGGAGATGAAAGATTATGGACTAAAAGAACCTATACTTCCTACAGTTAAAGAAATCATTGTTGCTAATTCTTTATGGGAACAAGGAATATTCCAACAAAGCATTTGCCATAATGACCAACCATCTTTAACTCAAGTGGTCACTAACTGTGACAAGAGAAACATTGGCTCCAATGGTGGTTTTGGGTATAAATCGCAATTTGAAGATATGGATATAAGCTTAATGGACAGCGCATTGTTAGCGCATTGGGCTTGCAGTGAATTTAAACCGAAAAAGAAACAACAAATCAGGTATTAGCGACTATTTATATAGTCGTTTTTTAATACACAAAAATTACCGATACCGCCGGGCAAGCGGGAGAAAGGAAGATACAAATGAGTGAATTTAAAGCAATAACAACACAAGAAGAATTCGATAAAGCTATTCAAGAAAGATTAAATCGACAAAAAGAAAGTATCGAAAGACAGTACGCAGATTATGCGGATTTAAAAGCGAAGAATGCAGAAATGGAAAAGGAATTAGGCTCACTTAGAAATACATTATCCGAAGTCAACGAAAAAGCCAAAGGCTATGACAAAACTTTTGCCGAACTAAATGCAAAAATCGCTGGTTATGAAACAGCGAACTTGAAAACAAAAATTGCATTGCAACATGGATTGCCTTATGACTTTGCAAGTAGGCTTGTCGGAGAAGATGAAAAGGCCATCCGAGCCGATGCAGAATCGCTTAGCAAACTATTCAAAACACAAACACCGCCCCCCTTAAAATCGACCGAACCAACAGGAACGGGAGAGGGTGCGGAATTAAGAACATTATTAAATGAATTGAGAGGAGAATAATAAAATGGCAGTATTATCAAAAGGAACACTATTTCCAGAAAAATTGGTTGGCAAATTAATTAATCAAGTAAGTGGGAAATCCTCACTTGCGAAATTATCACAAAAGATTCCTGTTGCTTTTAATGGCAACAAAGAATTTGTTTTCACAATGGACAAAGAGATTGACGTTGTAGCAGAAAACGGCCCCAAGTCTCACGGTGGAGTTACTGTTACACCAAAAACCATTGTACCTATCAAAATTGAATATGGTGCAAGAGTATCAAACGAATTTTTGTATGCGGATGAAGAAACAGCCCTTGGATTACTTGAAGCATTTGCAGAAGGTTTTGCAACTAAAGCCGCAAGAGGCCTTGACCTTATGGCCTTACATGGAGTGAATCCCAGAACGGGAGCTGCTTCGCTTGTTATTGGTAACAACAACTTTGACACCGCTGTAACTCAAACGGTTCCTTATAATGTGGCAAGTCCTGACCCAGATGCTAATATTGAGGCCGCAGTTGCATTGATTCAAACCGCTGGCTATGACGTAAACGGCTTAATCATGGCTCCCGCATTTTCTTCTGCATTAGCCCAGACTTTGACCTATGCAAACGGCCCGAGAAAATATCCTGAATTGGCATGGGGAGCAAATCCCGGCACAATCAATGGTTTAAGGACTGATATTAACAGAACTGTATCTGACATGAGTAATGATGCCGGAAGGGCATATATAGGTGACTTCTCCGCTTTTAGGTGGGGCTATGCAAAGGAAATTCCGATGGAAGTTATTGAATATGGTAATCCCGACAATGACGCAGAAGCAGGCGACCTGAAAGGTCACAACCAAGTATATATTCGTTGCGAATTATTCATTGGCTGGGGAATCCTTGATGCAGCAGCATTTGCAAGAATTATAGCTGAACCTATACCACCCGCATTGACATTATCATTAACCGTAGCTTCTACTCTGGTAGGCGGTACAAAGGTTTCTGTTGAAGAAGCTAAAGGCGAAGGTAATGCTTACTTTATCAAGATCAATGGTGCAGTTCCGAGAACCAACGATGTTGTTGAGGATGGTGTTGACGGTTGGGCTGAATATACCGAATTAGCTGAAATTGCCGTACACGCCGGAGATACTTTGGTGGTAGTTGAGGCTGTTTCCGATACTGGAGCAGTTAAGAAAGCCGGAACCATTGTTGTTCCTGCTGACAAAATCAAAGCATCAAATTAGCTTTAACTTAGGGGGCTGATTTAGTCAGCTCCCTTATCTTATTAAGGAGGCAGTCATGGCAGATTTTGCAACAATTCAGGATATAACAAGTTTATTTAGAGCGCTAACATCCGCAGAATCGACCAGAGCAACTGCCCTGTTGCCGGTTGTGTCGGATAATTTAAGAGAAGAAGCAAAAAAGGTAGGCAAAAATTTAGACTTAATGATTGAAGAAAGCCCATCTTATGCTAATGTAGTTAAGTCAGTTACAGTTGATATAGTCGCAAGGACTCTTTTAACCTCTACCAACCAAGAACCAATGACACAAATGTCAGAAAGTGCATTAGGGTATTCTTGGCAAGGTTCTTTTTTAGTGCCTGGTGGTGGATTGTTTATTAAAAAGTCCGAATTAGCAAGGTTAGGATTAAGAAAGCAGAGATATGGGGTGATTGATTTTTATGGCAAGGATTAAAGGTATTACAGTTACCCTAATAAATAAAAAACAAATTGATACGGACCCTTTTGGTGACCCGATTTACGAAGATGATGAGATTGAAGTTGAC